CTTATCCAGCAGGTGCAGGAGCATATTGCGCCTACATCAGACCAGGGAGAAGGCAAGGCTCCAATAGGAGCAAGCGTAACCGTAGAGGCCCCAGAAGTAGTGACAGTGAATGTGAGCGTGACGCTGTTTTACCAACCCGGATATGATCCNGNTGCGGTTAAAGCCAATTTAGAAACTGCCTTGGCCAGTTATATTAACGGCTTGGGAATAGGCGAGACAGTGCGTTATGCTGCTATCGGTAAAATAATCTTTGAAACAAAAGGAGTAAGCGACTATTCTGGCTTGCTTATAAACGGTGGCACTGGAAACATCGTTGTTCCCGAGAACGGGAAAGCCGTATTAGGAATGGTGACCTACAATGAGTAAAGAAAGAATCATGCAGTACTTGCCGGAATACTACCAAACCAGCAGGGTGATGGGAGCAATAGCCAAAGCGCAGGGCACAGAACTTGATATGCTGTATACGGCGCTCGATGAGATACTAAAGCAGTTTTTCATAGATACGGCCACATGGGGACTAAATTTATGGGATGAGTTTCTGGGGCTTAAAACAGAAGCATATTCAATCGAGGAACGGAGAAGATTACTGAAAAGCAAGCTGATTATGCAGCCACCGGTAACACGAGAACGGTTTAAAAAACTGCTAGATGGTGTTGCAGATAGTGTTGACGTGATTGAGCATTACGGAGAGTATAACTTCGACGTTGTACTTTTGGTTAAAACGAGCCTAAGAACTGCATTTGAAAAGATACTTGAGCAGATAGAAGACAACAAACCAGCACATTTGTCATACCAGCCTATTTTGGGTTTTTTGCACGAACTGCAAGCTATGGTGGTGTTCAATCGCTGGTTTTCCGAAATTCTNAAACTGTGTGGCACGGTCGATGTTTCTGGCGAAGAAGTAGTCACGACACTTGGCAGGCGATATAGAGAAAACGCAAGTGGCGATAAGTGGGCATGGCTGTCAGTGCCATTTATAAAGGTTAGCGAAACAACCTACTGCGGAATGGAGGTGGTCGCATGATCACACAGGATGGGGTGAATTTCCTGTTTAAGGCGCTTAAAAATGGACTTTACAAGGCACAGGTGCTAGTAAACGGGCAATATAAAGACATTAATATTCAGACAATTGAGGTGACAACTAATTCAATAAAAATTTTCGTATATGCTGATGAGACAATTATAGGCCAGATAACGCAATATAGGCTAATGACTTATGACGGCAAGGCTTTTCTGACGAGGAACGAAAACATAACCAAAGATAGTACCCGAGGACTTCTCACATTGTTTGAGATCAAATTACAGGAGGTGTAAAAATTGTATAGCAATACTTTTTGGCAAGACCATGTGGTAGACCAAAACGGGCAGGTTATACAGCAAGGGACCCCTTTAAGTGCTAGAAACCTCAACAATGTAGAAAATGGGATTCAGGATGCTCATATGGCGTTTCGGGTATTTCTGCACTACTTTATGCAGTTTGACCGATGGAACAGACAAAAAATATCCGATTATGCTGCGGAATTCCTCAATGAGATTCAGACAGTTACACTCACAAATACCCAGAAGTTTCCTTTTAATGATAGCCAAAAGACTATCGCCCTCAATACAGTAAGGAAAACGCTAAATTATGACGTAAGCTGGGAAATAGTCAGCGCAAACGGCAATGTTGGAGACATTACCGTTTTTGATAAGCAGCTGAATGGCTTCAAGATTGCCTTTGATGGCAGCGCTACAAGCGTAACATTGAAATTAAGAATTAAAGGAGGAATGCTCGTATGAAGGTAATCGAAAAAAACGAAGGCCCGAAAATCGCCTATGAAGTAACCGGGACCAAAATAACCTTTGGGGACGGCGAGCTCACGATTAACGTTGCAAAATACCAAAGGGACTGGCCAGTGCACATTGATATCTGTAGTAACAGGGACGAGCAACTGGTAATAGGCACAGGAGAAGGCCTGTACTATGTAGCACAGCTTGATATACCGGCAACCAAATACACAGAACCGGAGAACGAAGAGGAAACTCCAGAGCCACTACCAATAGACATGGAGGATGTCGTTTTGACGCTCTGGAGCCTTGAACATCCGGTAACAGCAGAAATGTAAAGGAGGACTGACAAATGGCTAATTTTGATTTGGTAAATTTAGCACTCAAAGCAACATGCCCAGGCAATGAAATCATCCTGGACGACAAAGGACTTCCCAGCGTGATGGTCCGCATTCCGAAATTCAAGATTTCAGACGTTATCGACGGCGGAAGCGATAGCACGCACCCTGCATTTATAGTGAATGGTATCGAAGTTCCGGAGATTTACATTTCCAAGTTCCAGAACGTAATCCACAACGGCAGAGCTTACAGTTTGCCGGGAGAGGATCCAAAGACCGGTATCAACTTTGACACTGCAAGGCAGGCCTGCGAAGCAAAGGGACCAGGCTGGCACCTTATGACTCATGCGGAATGGGCGGCCATTGCTCTGTGGTGCCGAAANAANAANCTNATGCCTAAAGGGAATAACAACTATGGNAAAGATACGAGCGAGAGTACCNATGTGGCTATACCAACTTATATAGACGAACAAGGCAGGACTTGTAGAGTAGCGACAGGCTCAGGTCCTGTAACATGGAGCCACAACGGAGAAGTAACCGGCATATGGGATTTAAACGGAAATGTATGGGAATGGTGCGGAGGTTACCGTACATTAGGTGGCGAAATTCATATACTTCCGAACAACAACGCTGCAGATCCTAACAACAGTCAGGCATCAGGAAGNACACTCTGGAGAGCTATTCTCGAAGACGGATCTTTAACAGATCCAGGTGACGATGGAACTTTGAAATGGGACTATGTGGGCAGCACAATAACACTTTGTAAAACCATAACAAACCAGGCAGATGCATCGAGAAGCACGGAGTTTAAAAACCTTGGCAAAGCTGCAGAAGTCAGCGCTGTTCCTAAAATTCTCAAGGCGCTTGCACTTTACCCAGCGGACAATGGCGATCATGGCGGAGATTACTTCTACATGAACAACGGAGCAGGACTTGAAAGGCTCGCGTATCGCGGCGGCCGCTGGGCCAACGGTGCCAGCGCCGGTGTCTTCTACCTGGGCGGCCTCGACTCCCGTTCGTCCTCCAACACGANCNTCGGCTTCCGCTCCGCTTTTATTCCGGGAATCTGATATCTGGAACCCTGAATATCTGGTTTAGGGAGGAGTTATTTTTATGCCCAGGCGCTGGAATGGTGCCTGGGTAGGCTTATATGGNGGTGGGAAAGAAAATGGACGATGTAAAAGAAACACTTCGCGACCATGAACGGAGAGGTGCAGGATGCCAGGGGCAGAAATAGCTCAATACGGGGTGGCAATTTTTGCGATAGCCATACTTGGTTACGTGTTTGTGAAGATCGGTGCGCCTAAATCTGATAACAGCAAAGAACTAGCAGCTGTAATAGAAAATAATACTAAAGCATTAAAGGAACTAATGACCGTGCTGCATCAGATAGAAGTACAGATGGCACGGCAAGAAACAAAGATAGACGAGCTACTTGCAAGGACGAGAGATGAGAAAGATGACTGAAGAGCGTTTTTCTAAGAAAGTAGTGCGATGGGTGATATTGCTAAATGCGGTGTTTGTGGTGGCGGTATTGTTTTTATATTGGCACACAGGGTCAGAGCCAGCAACGTTAATAGTGAGTTGGTTTGCTTTTACCACTGGTGAGTTGTGGGCATTGGCAGGTATAAAGAGAGAAGAGACAAAGAAGGGAGGGAGCGACGATGAAGATATGCATTGATGCTGGGCATGGTGGCACTCAACCTGGCGCTGTAGGGTATTTCGGGACGAAAGAAAAGGATATTACGCTTCAGGTTGCTTTACAGCTTAGGGATGTACTTAAAACTGCGGGTGTGGATGTGGTAATGACAAGGGAGAGCGATAAAGATGTGAGAACAGCCAAGCAACCAAATGAGCTACAAGCAAGGTGTGATGTAGCGAATAACTCCAAGGCCGATGTTTTCATTTCAATACATTGTAATGCATCAAATGACTCGTCGGCTCATGGGACGGAGACGTGGTACTACCCGAAAGACGCTAAAAGCAAGACTTTAGCACAGTTTATCCATACGGCGTTGGTGAAACAAATAGGTCTAAAGGACAGAGGAGTTAAACAAGGCAATTATTACGTAACACGTTATACAAAAATGCCAGCCGTGTTGGTGGAGTTGGCGTTTATCAGTAATCCCGAGGAGGAGGTATTATTACGAAATAAGGCGTTCCAAAGGACGTGTGCTGTAGGGGTAGCTAATGGTGTACTTCGTTTTCTAGGAATGCCTTTAGTAAAGGAGGCGCAAGGCATGAAAGACGTACCGCAGACACATTGGGCGTACAAGTACATAAAAGAGTTGTTCGATTTGGGAATTGTGCAGGGAGATGAAAAAGGATATTTCTATCCAGACAAGCCAGCTACAAAGGGAGAAGTAGCAACGATGATAGCAAAGATGTATGAAACATTGAAAGGAGGGAAGTAGAATGCATGACTTATTTTTACAGTTACTTTACGATATCATCGCTATCCTTGTCCCGATACTTGTTGGATATGAGATAGCATGGTTGCAAAAGCGAATAGGTACAGAGAAGTTGGAAGAGGTAGTGCGAGAGCTTGCTACAAAGCGAGAACTGGCACGAGTTGCCGTATTGTTTGTCCAGCAGGGATACAAGGATTTGGGCGGGGCAGAGAAGTATGACAAGGCGGCAGAGTGGTTGTCCGATGCGGCAGACAAGATAGGTATACAATTGACCGAAGAAGAGATAAAGGGACTTATTGAAGCCGCCTTAAAGGAGTTAAAGACTGAGCTTGGCGAAGTGTGGGATGAGTTAGCGAATTAGCCGCCTAATTTTTTATTATAGGCGTTGCCCTCCGAGGTGCTCCCCTCCCTCCTACTCGGAGGGCATTTTTAATTTGTAGTATTGTTTTTGTGAAAAAAAACATGTATAATATAATTAAGTAACACAGAAG